TGCTCGTTACACACACGAAACCATCGCCATGGGCTTCTCCATCACGGAAGAAGCAGTGGAAGACAACTTGTATGACTCGTTGTCCAGCCGCTACACCAAGGCTTTGGCTCGTGCTATGGCTTACACCAAGCAGGTTAAAGCTGCTGCCGTGTTGAACCAAGGTTTCACTGGCTCTGGCAACCCCACCTACGGTGACGGCCAAGTGTTGTTCTCTACTGCTCACCCTCTGGTGTCCGGTGGTACCAACAGCAACCGTCCTACCACTGGTGCTGACCTGAACGAAACATCGTTGGAAAACGCTGTTATTCAGATCGCTGCTTGGACAGACGAACGCGGTTTGCTGATCGCAGCCAAGCCAAAGAAGCTGATCGTTCCTCCAGCATTGCAATTCGTTGCAACCCGCTTGTTGGAAACTGAACTGCGCGTTGGCACTGCTGATAACGACATCAACGCCATCAAGAACAACGGTTCCATCCCCGGTGGTTACACAGTCAACAACTTCTTGACTGACACCAACGCTTGGTTCCTGTTGACTGACGTGCCTAACGGCTTGAAGCACTTCGTTCGTTCGCCTCTGTCGAACTCTATGGACGGCGACTTCGACACCGGTAACGTGCGTTACAAGGCTCGTGAGCGTTACAGCTTCGGCGTGTCTGACCCATTGGGCGCCTACGGTTCTCCCGGCGCTTAATCCATCAGGGTTAAAGAGGGCTCCTTCGGGGGCCCTTTTTTATTGCGCATTTGTTTTGTTTCGGGTATATTGCAACCAACCCGGACTTTCCGGTGTATCTGACGGCTCCGGGCCGACGTCATGCAGACAGATACACCTTAACCGCATGAGGAAAAAAAATCATGGCTCAGACTACTTTCCAAGGCCCAGTTCGTTCTTTGGGCGGCATCTATCAACAAGGTCCAGCTACTGTTGTTGAAGTCACTTCCAGCACTACACTGAACCCAGTGGCCCACGCAGGTCGCATCATCAGCGTTGGTGGCTCGTTGGCTGCCGCTGTGACTCTGACACTGCCCAGCATCAACGTCTCGGCAAACTCTGTGACATCTGGCCCCGGCCAAGACCCCAACACCGCCAACAACGAAGGTGTGACATACACCATCTGGGTCCCAACAACCATCTCCACCAGCTCGTTGAAGATTGGTACAAACGGCACTGACAAGTTTGTTGGTTCCGTGATTTCCGTGGACACTGACTCCTCGGGTGCGGTGGTTGGTTTCACTGCTGGCTCCAGCAACGACTTCATCAACCTGAACGGCACTACCACTGGCGGCGTGGCTGGCACATGGATTCAGATCGTGGCTATCGCTGCGAACAAGTACATGGTCACAGGCGTGGTCTTGGGCTCTGGCTCTGTTGCCACACCTTTCGCTGACTCTTAATTAATCTCGGGGGCTTCGGCCCCTGCTTTACAGGAGATTGATTATGGGAATGCAAACTGACGTTAAAGCAATTTCGCTTGCCGCTTCAGGGGCAGTTATTGGTAGTCGTGCGCGCTTGCGTGGTTTGGTAATCGAACCCGGCGCATCTACTGGTAGCGTCATCATGAAAGACGGCGGCTCCAGCGGCACAACAGTCATGACATTGAACACTGTGGCAAACGGTGAGACATTCAACGTCCTGATTCCAGCCGAAGGCGTGTTGTTCGCAACTAGCATTTATGCCACGTTGTCCAACGCAAAAGTGACGGCGTTCTATGCCTAAAGCAGCCCCAAAGAAGAAAGGTCCATCACTGGCGGTAGGCCGCGGCGAAAAGCTGCCGGTTTCCAAAGGTGCTGGCCTGACTGCTAAAGGGCGAGCCAAATACAACCGGGAAACTGGAAGTAACCTGAAGGCTCCACAGCCACAGGGTGGCAAGCGCAAGGATTCGTTCTGCGCACGTATGAGTGGTATGCCGGGTCCAATGAAAGACGAAAAAGGCAGGCCTACCCGCAAGGCGGCTTCCCTTGCAAGGTGGAAGTGCTGAGTCATGGAATTGCCAGTTTGGAATACCGTCCTGTCGTTTGCTTCGGCGCTGCTTTTGTTTTGGGTGAAAATTTCCCACGACGAAGTTAAACGCCTGTCCATCTTGCTGAGCAAGACTCGGGAAGAAAATGCCGAGAAGTTTGTGGCAAAGATGGACATGCACAACGACATGAACAGAGTTATTCAGCGTCTTGATCGTCTTGATGCAAAACTTGATGAGTTCATGAAGGAGCAGCGCAGTGCCCTCAACTAGCAAAAAGCAAGCTGACTTCATGCGAGCAGTGGCGCACAGCCCAAAGTTTGCAAAGAAGGTAGGCGTCCCACAGTCCGTGGGCAAGGATTTTTCTAACGCGGACAAGGGCCGCAAATTCAAAGAAGGTGGCGATATGAAAGAGTCCAAAGCAATGATGAAAAAGGAAGTCAGCTTCATGAAGAAAGCTGGCGCTCCTAAGTCCATGATTAAGCATGAGATGGCTGAAGCCAAGATGGCCAAGGGTGGTATTGCCACTTCACTAAAGGCCCATGCTGCAGCTCCTGCTTCTAAGGCTCACGCCGGCATGAAGTCTGGCGGCATGACCAAGATGGGCGAAGTCAAAACCAGCTCGAAGCCTGATGGCGTTGCTGTCAAAGGCAAAACCAAAGGCACCATGGTTAAGATGGCTCGCGGCGGCAAAGCCTGCTAAGGAGAAGATAATGGCTACCAAAGAAGAAATCGCAGAAGCAATCCAAGCTGCCAAAGACGCAAAAGACCGCGCCAAAGCTGAGAAGGCATACAACGATGCAAGCTCAACTCCTCCAGCGCCAGCAACTTCCACAAAGAAGTTGGCAAAGGGTGGCGTAACCCGTGCTGATGGCTGCATTGCCAAAGGGCACACTCGCGGCAAGATGGTGTAAGCCATGATGGCTAGCCGCGGTATGGGGGCCATTGCCCCCTCCAAGATGCCCAAGGGTGTGCGTAAAGCCCGCCGGGATAACACCGACTTCACGCAGTACGCTGAAGGCGGCAGTGTTGGCTTGTACGCTAACATCAATGCAAAAAGAAAACGCATTGCTGCTGGTTCTGGTGAGAAAATGCGTAAGCCCGGTTCTGCTGGTGCGCCAACAGCAGATGCATTCCGTCAATCTGCCAAAACCGCAAAGAAGTAAATCATGGCCACATCTGGAGTTGCAAACTTTAACGTCGATTTGACAGAAATCGTCGAGGAAGCGTTTGAGCGCGTAGGTTCAGAGATGCGAACAGGCTATGACTTGCGCACCGCTCGTCGCTCGTTGAACCTGTTGTTTGCCGACTGGGCAAACCGCGGCATCAACATGTGGACATTTGAGCAGGGCACGCAGGTACTGACTCCGGGTGTGGCCACATACGAGTTGCCGGCTGACACGGTTGACTTGATGGAGCATGTCATTCGCACTGGTGCAGGCAGCGCCTCCACTCAGGCCGACCTGACCATCACGCGTATCAGCGTATCCACATACGCCACGATCCCAAACAAACTGACGCAGGCTCGCCCTATCCAGATCTGGATTGAGCGCCTGAATACGCCACGATTCACTGTTTGGCCTGTGCCTGACAACACCCAGACCTACACGCTTGTTTACTGGCGTTTGCGCCGCATTCAGAATGCTGGCGAGGGTGTGAACACCATGGACATGCCATTCCGATTCCTGCCCTGCATGATCGCTGGATTAGCCTATTACTTGGCCATGAAGGTGCCCGGTGGCATGGATCGCTTGCAAGTGCTCAAAGCGCAGTACGACGAGGCATGGGACTTGGCTGCTTCTGAAGACCGCGAAAAGGCTGCGGTTCGGTTTGTTCCGCGTCAGATGTTTATTGGAAGCGGGATCTAAATGGGAAATCGTTTTGCTTCCGGCAAACGTGCGATTGCAATGTGCGATCGCTGCGGGCAGCAGTACAAGCTGAAAAACCTCAAGACCGAGGTTATTAAGCAGCGCAAATACGATTTGCTGGTGTGCCCTGAATGCTGGGACCCAGACCAACCGCAGTTGATGCTGGGCACATTTCCTGTGGATGATCCACAGGCTTTGCGCAACCCTCGCCGCGACACGACTTATGTCACTGCCGGCAATGGTCCAGACGGATACCTCACTGGTGGTAGCCGAGATATTCAATGGGGCTGGAACCCGGTTGGCGGGGCGAGTTTTTTTGATACCGATTTGACGCCAAATTACTTGGTGGGAACCGGTTTTGTTGGTACAGTCACAATAGTTACGACATAAGGAGCCGACCATGGCATTCAAGAAAGCAGCAGACGGCATTGCCACCAAAGGCAAGACAGAAGGCAAGAACTTGGGCGACAGCGGCCCAACAGTTGCCATTCAAAAAGGTGGCAAAGGTAAAGGCGGCGGTAAAACCAATGCCGACATGAAAACGATGGGCCGTAATCTGGCCAAGATCGCAGCACAAAAGCGAGGTTAATATGGCCAAGTTCAGTCAAAAAATGATGGGCAAAGAAGTTGGCCAAGCCAGCGTTTACGCTCAACCACACACCATGAAGGGCAAGGTCGTGAAGGCCGAGTCCAACCCCGGTTCTGGTCCAAACCACAGCCGTGCAGATACCGTCAACATGAGCGTTAACGCGATCAGCAACAAGCCTGATGGTATGGGCACAAAGACCTCGGGCATCAAAATCCGCGGTACTGGCGCAGCTACAAAAGGCGTGATGGCTCGCGGCCCAATGGCCTGATACGAACATGAACTACACCCAGTTGACCGCTGCTATCTGCGACTACACGCAGAACTTCGACCAAGACTTCATTGACAACATCCCGGTGTTCGTCAAGCAGGCGGAGCAGCGCATCTACAACACGGTGCAGTTCCCTTCGTTGCGCAAGAACGTCACGGGCTCAACTGCCACAAACAACAAATACTTGTCCACGCCAAGCGACTTCTTGGCAGTTTACTCTTTGGCCGTCATTGACGGCGCAGGAGCGTATGAGTTTTTGCTGAATAAGGATGTCAACTTCATCCGGCAGGCATACCCCACGCCCACGAGCACAGGGATTCCAAAGTATTACGCTCTGTTTGGTCCAACCACCACAAACGATGCGACACCCATCATCACCAATGAGTTGTCGATCATCATGGGCCCAACTCCCGGTGCCGTGTACTCTGTGGAGCTGCATTATTACTACTACCCTGAGTCGATTGTCACTGCGGGGGAGACATGGTTGGGTGACAACTTTGATTCCGTTTTGCTGTATGGCTCACTGGTAGAGGCCATTACCTTTATGAAGGGTGAAGCCGATATGGTGCAGCTGTACAACACCAAGTACACCGAGGCATTGGGTTTGGCAAAACGTCTGGGCGACGGCATGGAGCGTCAGGACGCTTATCGTTCTGGCCAATACCGACAGGCGGTGACTTGATATGGCATTTGAGCAAACACTCACCACGAGCTTCAAGCAGGACATTCTGCTTGGGGTTCACGACCTTGAAACCGACACCATCAAGATGGCGCTGTATTTGGCGACCGCTGATCTGGGTGCGGCCACCACCGTGTACACAACATCTGGTGAAACATCCGGCACAGGCTACACAGCAGGCGGAGAAATTCTCACGGGCGTGACGGTTTTGACTTCCGGCACCACAGCATATGTGGACTTTGCTGACCCCTCATGGGACCCTGCAGCCTTTACTGCACGGGGCGCCCTCATTTACAATGCGAGCAAGAGCAACAAAGCAATTGCCGTATTGGACTTTGGGTCGGATAAAACCGCCACAACCACCTTTACGGTGCAGATGCCCGCCAACACAGCGACCAGTGCGCTGATCCGTATCGCATAAGGACCCACCATGCCCATCGAAAAATCCAAAGCAACTGACAGCGTGTCTGCCGGTTTTGTTGCCAAGACTGGTTTTGGCGAATCCTCCAAAGGCGGCGGTGTTTACCGCGTGCAGTGCCTTGACAAAGACGGCAACCTGAAATGGCAAGCCGGAATGCACAACCTCGTGGTGTCGCAAGGTTTGCAGGACATGAACGCCAAATATTTTAAGGGCGCCAGCTACACGGCTGCGTTTTATGTTGGCTTGATTACAGGCCCTGCTTCTGCGACCTCGTATGCCGCTGCTGATACCTTGGCTTCGCATGCAGGTTGGACTGAGTTCACCGACTACTCTGGCTCTCGCAAGGCTGTGACTTTTGGCACCGCCACAACGGCTACACCATCTGTTATTGACAGCACAGGCGCACCATCGTCTTTTTCCATTACCGGTTCTGGCGTGATTGCTGGCGCGTTCATTTGCACGGTGGCCAGCGGCACATCAGGCATCTTGTTCTCTGAGGCTGACTTTGACTCTCCCGGTGATCGCACCGTGGTCAACGGTGATACTCTGAACGTGTCCTACACGTACAGCCTCGACGCAGCGTAATAGGAGTCCCACATGCTCGGGTTCGCGCCACTTTCTGCGGCCCCGTTTGCGTCACTTAGCGACGAGGGCGTATCCTACGACTCCGCAATTACGGAAGCGGCTGCAATTGCTGATGCTGCTCGTACGGCGGTTACATTCAGTACAGCCTTTCAGGATGCAAGTAGTATTGCGTGGGATGTGCGGGTGGCCCCGTCCGTGTTTAACGCAAATGCAACAGACAGCTTGGTCATCAATGATGCAGCAGCAGCAGCGGCCATCTTTGTTGCCCGTTTGTCGGATTCGGCACAACTGGCAGATTCCACTTTCTCGCTGATTGACTTTATTGCGTCATTCAATGACGCGGCAGTGATGGCTGATGTGGCGCACGTTGAAGCCTCCGTATTCAATGCCAGCGTTTCTGAAGCGGCAACCATTGACGATGTGGCAAGAGCGTTTGCGACATTCTTTGCCACGATTTCTGATGCTGCGGTAATATCTTCCCCAGCCGCTGCCAGCTTCCTGTGGAACCTGATTGATACATTTCAAAACAACGTCTGGAACGCAGTACAAGATGGCCAAACGCCTGATTGGGCTACAGTAAACGCATCCCAGAGCAATGTCTGGAATACTGTTCAAGACAACCAGACTCCGTCATGGTCCACAATTGATACCGCGCAGCCAAGTGATTGGTCGGTCGTGAAAACCCAAAACTAAGAGGCGCAAATGGCCATCATTGTTCTAAAAGATCGCGTTAAAGTCTCGGCCACCACGACTGGCACAGGCACTTTTACGCTTGGCGCGGCTGCTACCGGCTACCAAAGTTTTGCTGCAATTGGCAATGGCAACATCACTTACTACACCATTGCATTGCAGTCTGGCAGCGAGTGGGAGGTTGGCAAAGGCACTGTGACGGACACCGCAGGCACGTTCACCCTGTCTCGTGACACCGTGTTCGAGTCCAGCAATGCTGGTAACTTGGTCAACTTCTCCGCAGGCACGAAGGACGTCTTTGTTACATACCCTGCCGAGCGTGCAATTTATGAAGAACCCGATGGCCAGACGCTAATTGACGGTGGCCCCATTACCATTTTGGGTTCTGGCGTGACGGTTAACCCAACGCTTGAAGCTGAGTTGGGTAAGTTTGTTGGCAATGTGGATTCGTTTGGTCAGGTGTACAACTTGAACCAGAGCGATGGCTCGTCGGCATCTGCTGACTTTGTGGCGTACAACGACTTGACCACGGATGGCTTCACGTACTTCACCGACATGGGCATCAGCAGCTCAAACTATTCGTCGGTGGATTACCCCTTGTTTACACCAAACTCGGGCTACGTGTTCCATCAGGGTGACGACTTCTTCCTTGGTAACCAGACAACAAACAAAGATGTGGTTTTGTTTGCGGGCGGCGTGGATACAACCCATGAAGCCATCCGCATCAAAGGCACAGACCAAGACGTGGAACTGGCCAACGGCCTGTCAGTAGCTGGCGCAGTCGTTATCACTGGCGCGGCGGAGTTTCAGTCAACTGTTTTGCTGGATGCCAACCCAACAACAGCCTTGCAAGCTGCCACAAAGCAGTATGTTGACCAGCAAGTCACCGCAGGGCTGCACATCCATGAGCCTGTGCGCGTGGAAACAACTGGCAATTTGACTGCAACCTATGCGCAGGGCGGCACGACTTTCAACATCACGGACATTACCAGCACCACAACCGTCACTACTTCCACAACTCACGGTTTGTCGGTGAACGACCAGATTTGGTTGTACAGCACTGCGGGTAACGGCCTGTCCACGAACACGGCATATTTTGTTTTCTCCGTGCCTGCGGCCAATCAGTTAACTCTGTCTTTGACTTTTGACGGAACGCAGATTACCGGATTGACCAATGCTTCCGGTTTGTCTTACGCCACACGCGCAAACTCAGGCGTGGGTGCCACTCTTACCAACTCTGGCGCACAAGCGGCTTTGGTGGTTGATGGAGTGTCGCTCTCTTTGGCAGACCGCGTCATGGTGCGACTGCAGACAAATGGAGCGGAAAACGGCGTTTACACCGTCACTACGGTGGGTAGCGGCGCAACAAACTGGGTTCTTACACGCGCAACTGACAACAATCAGGTGAACCCCGCCAACCCTGACGGGCTGGGAACTGGCGACTACTTCTTCACCCAAGAGGGAACTCTGAACGCTGGTGACTCGCACGTCCTGACGACCGAGCCCAATACGATGATCATTGGGTACACCACACTGACTTACACGCAATTCAGTGGTTCGGTTGACTACACTGGCGGCACCAACATCAGCGTGGTTGGGCAGACCATCTCCCTGACTGGCACAGTGGCGGCTACCAACGGCGGTACAGGCACATCTACAGTTACGACTGGCGATCTGTTGTACGGCTCTGGCACCAACACATGGGGCAAGCTGGCTGCGGGTGCAGGGTACAAGTCTTTGGTCATGAACGCTGGCGGCACCAACGTCGAGTGGAACGCAGTTTCTTTGAACCAATCCGGCGCAGTGTCGGGCGCCTTGCCAACAGGCAACGGCGGCACAGGTTTGACAACCTACACGTTGGGCGACATCATCTACTCGTCAACCACCAACACGTTGGCCAAGCTGGCAGGCAACACCACCACAACCAAGACTTTCTTGGTCCAGACTGGCGCGGGCGGCGGGGTTTCTGCAGCTCCTGAGTGGGGTACTGTGGCTGCGGCAGATGTTTCTGGTTTGGCCCCTTCGGCAACAACGGACACCACCAATGCAGCAAACATTACATCAGGAACCCTCCCGTCTGCACGCCTTAACGGTTCGTACACTGGGATTACTGGAGTTGGCACTCTCGCTGCTGGCACTTGGAACGGCAGCGTTATTGCTGCTGCTTACGGTGGCACTGGCCAGTCTTCTTATGCTGTCGGCGACCTGCTTTATGCGAATACGTCAACATCTCTGGCCAAACTCGCGGATGTAGCCACGGGCAATGCACTGCTGTCTGGCGGTGTTGGCACTGCTCCAGCTTGGGGCAAAGTTGGTCTGCAAACGCACGTTGACGGAACGCTTCAAATTGTCAACGGCGGCACGGGTCAGACCACGGCAACGGCAGCCTTCAATGCGCTGGCACCCAGTCAGTCCGGGAACTCAGGCAAATACCTGACCACAGACGGCACAAACACCTCATGGGGAACCGTGAGTGCGGGTGCAAGCCTTAGCAACGACACCACCACGGCGACAAACCTGTACCCAATTTTTGCGGCTGCAACATCCGGCACCCCAACCACGGTTTACACGTCCAACTCGCAGTACCTGTTTAAACCCAGCACAGGTGAGTTGAGCGTCAAAGCGCCACGGGCCAGCAACGGCATTTTGGTCAACAGTGCAACAATTTCTTCAGACTATACGGTCGCCGCAGGAGATAATGCCGGTTCATTTGGTCCAGTCTCCGTGGCTTCCGGTATTACGGTAACAGTGGCTTCCGGTTCCGTGTGGACCGTGGTGTAAAGGAACAAACATGGCTGTAGCGATTAATGGAACAACCGGTGTAAACCAATCTGATGTTACGGGCGCTTCTGTTATGCCCGTCGGAACTACTGCGCAGCGTCCCGGTAGCCCTGTCTCTGGCATGTTTCGCTTTAACAGCAGCACCGGGAATCCCGAGTGGTACGATGCCACTACCGCAACATGGTATTACTTTACGCAAAACACACCGTATTCAATTGAATATCTGGTGGTTGGTGGCGGCGGTGGCGGCATGGTTGGCGCTTACGGCGGTGGTGGCGGCGGTGGCGGCGGTGTTTTACATAACACCAACAAGTCTGTAACTACAAGTGTAAGTTACACCGTTATTGTTGGGGCCGGAGGAGGGAATACATTAGCCGGTAGCAATTCTCAATTTGGTTCTGGTACTGCCTTTGGCGGCGGTTCTGGCTCGGGTGGAAATGGCGGTTCTGGTGGTGGTGGCGGTCACACCGGTGCAAGCGGGCAGTTTGGCACGGCCACACAAACGAGCAACGATGGTGGCACTGGTTACGGCAATAACGGCGGCACAAACACTTATAGCGGCTCATTCCCATGTGGTTCTGGTGGCGGTGCTGGTGCAGCAGGCGGGCAAATGACCGCTGGTGGTGCTGGTCGTTTATTTAGCGACTTCACTGCATTTGGGGCATCTGGGTATTTTGCAGGTGGCGGCGGAGCAGCTAACAACATAGGAACCAATACTGTTGGTGGTTCTGGTGGCGGAGGCTCAGGTCCGGGCGGCACTGGGACTGCCAATACAGGTGGCGGCGGTGCGGGCGGTAAAAACTCCGGAACTGGAACAGGGGGTTCTGGTATTGTGATTATTCGATACCTCGGCGCACAGCGCGGTACTGGCGGCACAGTCACATCAAGTGGCGGCTACACATATCATGCCTTTACAACTTCCGGCACATACGTTGCATAAGGATAAAACATGGCGCATTTTGCAAAAGTGAACAATGGAACCGTGATTCATGTGATCGTGGCCGAGCCTGAGTTCTTTCAGACATTTGTAGATACAAGCCCCGGCGAGTGGATTCAGACCAGCTACAACACCCACGGCGGAGTTCACCTTCTGGGCGGCACACCCCTGCGCAAAAACTACGCTGGAATTGGGTTCACATACGACAGAGCACGTGATGCGTTTATCCCGCCAAAACCATTCCCAAGCTGGGTGTTGGATGACGACTCGTGCCTGTGGAGCGCTCCTGTGCCAATGCCAACAGATGGCAAGCCGTACGATTGGGATGAAGCGCAGCAACAATGGACTGAGGGGACAGCATGAGTATTGTAAAAATCCAAGGCAACGCCAGTGGCACAGGTACGCTGACCATTGCTGCGCCGAACACAAACTCGGATCAAACGCTGACACTGCCAAATGCGTCTGGTACGGTGGCAACACAAGAACTTACTGTTCCGAAAGACTCTTCCACAGGCGCAGCAACGATGCCTGTGGGCACTACCGCTCAACGCCCCGGCACGCCTACGACAGGGATGTACCGTATGAACAGCACCACTGGAAGTCCTGAGTGGTACGACTCCGTAAGTGGGCAATGGGTTGTTTTTGCGACACCGCAGCCGTATTTAGTTGAATACATTGTTGTTGCCGGAGGTGCTGGTGGCGGCGGTGTAAACAACGTGGGCTCTGGCGGTGGCGGTGCTGGTGGCTATAGAACTGGCTCTTTTTATATTTCTTCCGGGGAATCGCAGACTGTCACTGTTGGTGGCGGTGGTGCTGGTGGCCTTAGTTCTGGCAACGGCAACTTGGGTGCAACCGGAGGTAGCGGATCAAACTCTGTTTTTGGCAGCATTACTTCTCTTGGTGGCGGTGGTGGCGGTGTTCGTCCAAGCCCCGGCGCCGCAGCGTCTGGTGGGTCTGGTGGTGGAGGTGGTGGTACTGGTACTGGCGCTGCTGGAACCGCAGGTCAAGGTTATGCTGGCGCTAACTCAGCTACAGGGTATCAAGGCGGTGGCGGTGGCGGGGCCAGTGCAGCGGCAACCAACGTAAACGGGGCTGCTGGAATTGCTGACACATGGACAGGCTCCAGCAGAACTCTTGCTGGCGGCGGGGGTGGTGGAGGCGGTAACGGAAACGCAGCAGGTTCTGGTGGCGCTGGTGGCGGTGGCAGTGGCAACGGCGGTGGCGGCACTGCAAATACAGGTGGCGGTGGCGCAGGAAATTATGCGTTGCAAAACCTTGCAAACGGGGCTGCAGGAGGCTCCGGTATTGTTGTCATTCGTTACCTTGGCGCACAACGCGGCACTGGTGGAACGGTAACATCGTCAGGTGGCTACACAATCCACACGTTTACAACATCCGGCACTTACATTGCATAAGGAGCAGATATGACGCATTTTGCAAAAGTAAGCGATGGGGTTGTGGTTCAGGTGATTGTGGCCGAGCCTGAGTTCTTCCAGACGTTTGTAGACACCAGCCCCGGCGAGTGGATTCAGACCAGTTACAACACACAAGGCGGTGTTCACCGTCTTGGCGGTACACCTTTGCGTAAAAACTATGCAGGTATTGGGTATACATACGACAGAATTCGGGACGCTTTTATCCCGCCAAAGCCTTTTCCAAGTTGGGTGTTGGATGAAGATTCTTGCCTGTGGAATGCTCCTGTTGCCGCCCCCAATGACGGCAAAAGATACGATTGGGATGAAGCGCAGCAACAATGGACTGAGGTGACAGCATGAGCACAGTAATCGCCAAGAACGTGCAGATCGGTACATCCGGTACAGCCACGGACAACTTCACCATTTTCCAGCCAGCCACACCTGACGGCACACTCAGGATTGGTAACGGCAACACAGGCATCACCACCAGCCAAGTGGCTCTGACAAGTGCGGGGAACGTAGGTATTGGGACGAGTTCGCCGGGGGCAACGCTCGACATTAAGGGGTTGGCGAGGTCTTCCATTGGAACTGGTACTGGTGCTGGCGGTGCTGGTTATGCCTTTTATCAATTTGGAACTTCTGCAACGGCTACAGAAAACTGGCATATCGGGGCAGAGGGCGATGGCTCGTTCAGGTTTTACAACCAAGGATTTGGTGCTGGTCTTGAACGCGCCCGTATCGCCTCTAACGGCCAGATGTCAACAACGACTGGCACAGGTTCTGTCATGGCGGCATACGATGCTCGTGCATGGGTGAACTTCAACGGCACTGGCACTGTGGCTATTCGCGCTTCTGGCAACGTGTCGAGCATCACGGATAACGGAACAGGTGACTACACTGTGAACTTCACGAACGCGATGCCGGATGCGAATTACGGTGTTGCCTCTTGCCTTGCGTCCGACACAAATGCGGCAGCTTTAATTGCAGGTACTGCTGGTGGTGGAGCGACAACAAAAACCACGAGCGCTGTTCGTGTTACATCAAGACACAGTAATGCCGCTTTAACTGATTATGCTGAAATAAACTACGCCATCTTCCGCTAACCCAAAGGACTCACCATGACTTCAAGAATCATTTACCAAACTGACGATGGCGGCTTGGCTGTCATCATCCCCGCACCAGAGTGCCTGCTTGAGCATACGGTTGAAGAGATCGCGCTCAAAGACGTGCCAGCGGGCAAGCCTTTCAAGATTGTGGATGTCACTGACATTCCCGAAGACCGCACATTCCGTGCGGCTTGGGAAGTTGACGTGGCTACACTGACTGATGGCGTGGGCGCAGACTCAAATGAGTTCCCTGCAATTGAAGAAACACCAGCACAAGAGGTGACTGAATGATTACCGTAAACATCAACAAAGCAAAAGTAATTGGCCACGACATGCGCCGTGCGGCTCGGGCTGAAGAGTTCAAGCCATACGACGATGCAATTGCCAAACAAATCCCCGGTCAGATGACAGGGGCTGAAGCTGCTCGGCAGGCCATCCGCGATAAATACGTTGCGGTTCAAGCAGCCATCGACGCAGCAACCACACC